CCAATATATGTGCACACTTATGTTCTTGAGGTATTTCAGAATGTTCAACATCCAAAGTGGCGGGATCAGGATGAGCCCAATCAATAGTAAATAAATACTGTCCGTGATAAAACTTTTTATCAAGCCCCAAATATTTGCCATTCTTACCTTCTAAAAAGCTAAAAGCAGTAACACTAGGATAATAACTGAGACTGTTCCACAGTTCCAACTCGTGCGTCTGCATATTCGGCACGTCGGCTCTATCATACGATTTTTGGAAAAACGCTGAGATAGGCAAACGCCAAAAGCACGCCCCATTAGGTAACATGATGTTAAACAAGATTGAACGACCTGGTATTGATGTGGTAGCGAAGATAACACACTCTTCACTTTCTCCGTGATGTTCTTTAAGATCATAAAGATACTCCTTTTTTACTTTGCAATAAATTGGTGGTATATTAGCATTTAAATAAGACATTGTACATTATAATAGTACCAGACCTGTCTCTCTATTCAAGTATTTATATTCTATTTTAGATGTATTAAAATCTTGTTTTATCTTGTTACATATTTTCTCATGGTCAAACTCACCACAGCTATAAACATCAAACTGCATTAACGCAGGTTTAACTTCATCCCAAACATGCATAGCAATATGTGAAGTTTCAATAATAGCTACTGCTGTAATACCTCTGTTACCAGGCATATTACAATATTTAACATATGGACCCATAAACACTTTCATGTCTATTTCCATAATAAAATTATTTAACCAACTCTTTAGATAATTTTCATCTACTGGGGGATTATCTGCTTCTGCACGAATAATAAGATGCTTGTGCACCAACAGATTGTTTTTCATTTAGCACTTCCAACGTCTTCTAGCTTGTCGGATTCTTGAATTTGGATCGTTTCTAGTTTTTGCAGATGATCTTTTTAATTGCCCTGCTGATCTAGCACAATATGATTTTCTTCTTTTTGCAGCTGCGGATCCAGGTTTAACTTTACCTGTAACTGCTGTTTTTAATTTTGATCCTGGATTTGCTCTTCTGTATGCTGCAACACCTTTTGCAGTCATACCTGCACCTGATTTAGTAGAACGATAATTACCTGCAGACTTTCGTCTTGAAGGCATACCGCCTTTTTTCATGGAGTTAACAAGTTGTAAAACGGATTCTTGGTAATCCATGGTAACCTTTATTTATCGATTAATACTGTACACTTAGCACTTGTAATAGCATTACAAGTCATAAAACCTTTGAATAGAATTCCATCTTCAGGAAGGTTAAGTGTTAATACATCTGCTGGTAAAACCTCAGTAGTGAACTGAGTTCCATTTTCATCTTGTAATACAACTGAACCTGTGTCTGTAGTTGTAGTGATATTGGTTAAAATAATTCCTCTTAATCTAGTACGGCCACCGAACACCGAACCTGCTGCTGTAATCTGTACTGCTTTAACGTCACCTTTTGCTGCCATAATATCTCCAATTATAACTTATAAAAGATGGGGCGTAAAGTACGCCCCATCATAATAATTAACCTTACGCTCCTGGAGATCCGAAGATTCCTCTAGGGTCAGACCAACCGAAGCTGTATCTTTCTCTAGCTTTGAATCTAACGTTACCAGTATCGAAATCACCTTCAATAGCTGTTTTGATAGGACTTCTTACGAAGTTCTTTAAGCCATTAGGTGCATCAGTCATGATGAAGAATGCATCAGTGTCAGTTAAGAAGTGATTAACTCTGTAACCTTCTGGTATCATTCCCATGTTCATCATAGCGTTGATGTCGTTTCTAGCGTAGTCACTACCTGTTAGAGTAGTAGATAGAGGAGTTTTCATTACTCTCTCAGCAGTAAATTGTAATTCTTTTGGAATTATCATTTTTCTGCCTTGAATAGCAATTTTTAAACCTCTTTCATCTACGAAAGACGCAATATCAATTAGAGATTGCTCTAATGATGTTTCGTTAAGGTCTGCTGCAGTAGAAAGTTCATTTCTGAAAGTTCCACCAGTTGCTAATGGGTGGTTTGTTGTACAAAGTGCAACACCGTCACCACCGTTATAGCTTCCACCTGTATCAAACGCATTGTTTAGTACAGCTGCTGCTTTAACTTGTTTAGTGTTAGCCATTGATCTAGCTAACGCTCTTGTATATCTAGACGCAAGTCTGTCATACAGGTTGTCCTCAATCGCTTCTTCAGTGATTGCGAAACCTAATGCTACAGTCTCGTGAGTGTATCTAGAAGTGAAAGATTCAGTTGCTTGATCGTAAACAATTCCTGCTCCTTCTTGCTTCGTTGCTGCACTTCCGAAACCTGATAACATTACTTCTTCTTCAAAAGCTCTGTCTGATGCTTCTGACATGAAGATTTCTGCATGTTCATTCTCGTATCTGCTATATTCCAGGCCAAATAGGGCATTTAAACCTGGTTCTAGTTCTTTAACTAGTTGTGATCTACTTATCGCCATAGTTTATTCTCCTATTACTTACCTGTACCGCTTTGTCTGTAGAAGTGGTTGTTAATTCTAACTAACACACCTACATTTGAAACGGTTAAGTCTTGGTTATCAGGGTTTTGTGAAATATCAATTGCTTGAACCACAAAAGTTCCCGCTGTTCCAGAACTTCCTACGTCTAATTGTCCGTATGAAATTCCAGTTGCAGTATTCCCTGTTGTATCTGTTACTGAAAAGTTCTTAAACAAATCAGCTACCACAAAAGACAAGTTTGTATTCATTTCAAAAACTGTCTCTGGTGCATCAATAACGTAAGCAACAATGTCACTTGCATTAGTAGACGCAGGATAGTAGTTTTTGAACGTTGGCTTTGAAGTAGTTGGATCTGTATAGAAACATCCGTTGAAAACACCCACAACTTGACCAGAAGTTCCACCACTATGTTTAGCAATTGTACCATCTGCTTGTGGTTCTACCAAGTCGCCTTGATAGATGCTAGTGCCATAGTCAGCAGCTATTCTGTATCTGTTTTGAGCATTAATAAACGGAGAACCATTCAGCTGTCTTACGGGTCTTAATCCGTATAGCTCAGTTTTATTTGCCATAGTTTTTCTCCTTTTTAACTATATTAATGTTCATTGGTTGGTATTACGAAAAAATTATTTCTTATTACCACCAAAAGTTACACGAGATTGTCTATCAATATTGATAGGCATCTCAGGTCGCTGCTCCTTCATTAAATCGTTGTCCACGGCTTGTTGTTGATCTCGAGTTCTTCCTGCGAAGTACTCTTTACGTGACTCAACTATTTCTTCAGGTATCCTTGCCAGCACAAGGCCACCTACTCCTATGATACCCGCGTGTTTACCGTCGCCGATAACTGGATAATCGTGTTGGCCAATCTGTGATGTAAGCTCTTCAGCTCTTACCAATTCATAGCCTTCTCTTAGTTTTTTAGACATATTCGCAGTGTCCACAAAACCTCCAGCCTCAGCCCTTAACCATCTATGGTGAAAACCATCTGGTGCAGGCGGTGCATCTAAGTTAGATGGAGGAGTCCAAGGAGCTTTTCTTTTATCAACTTTTGCTCTTGTCTCCGAACCGCGTGAAGTTCTATTTAATTTATTTTCCATAATACTATACCTCCTTCACGTATTTTGCGTATTCTTCTAGTGGCACCCCTAATTTTTTCGCAATAGCGACTTGTGACTTGGTGAGTTTCACGGATCTGCGTCCAGTTTTACCTCTATTAGCAGTAGCAACTGTCTGGACGGGTTTTCTTGGTTGCTCCTGTGTTTCTGACTCAGAGAACTTATGAGGAAAAACCTCTTTTATTCTCTTATCAATCTCATTATAGTAGTCTTCACTGTCTACGTCAAACCCTTCTCCCACTAGATTTTCATGGATTTGAAAAGCGGTGTTTGTCATATACTGATCTTGACCAAACCAATCATTTTTTTCAGCCCAATCTCTAGCTTTTGGACTAGGATTATTGACCTGATTTTCAACTTGTTGGATAGGGTCATTACTTTGAGATTGCAACTCCTGTTCAGAAGTTTCAGTAACCTTTTTACGTTTTTCTCTGTCTGCAAGAGAAATTTTAGCTCTTTCTTTCTCCACGGTTAATCTAGCCAAATCTTCTTGGGCAGATATAATCGCTTCTGAATCATTCATTTCAATAGCTGCTTTTAATTTAGCTTTGACTTGATCTTTTTCAGAGTCTATTCTTGCATCGTACTGTTTGACATAACTTTCGTCTATCTCATCGTACTTAGATTTAACATCAGAGTATTTTTTCTTTAAGCCTTCAGCATAAGCAAGAGCTGCTTGTTCTCTTCTTTCTGCTTCACGCATTTTTTTAGTAAGTTTGTCAATTCTTTTTTGAACACCCTCACTATACTCTTGTAAATTTTCTTTAGGCTTTGCTTCTTGAGTATCAACAGTATCTTCTTCGATAGATATTTCTGGTTTTTCAGATTTATCATCTTTGTCGTATGTTTGATAGCCTAAATCTACTTCACCTACGTTTAAATTAGGTTTAGTACTTTTCTGTTCTTGTTCTTCAACCTGAACGTTTGTTTCTTTGACATCATCCGTGTCTAAATCAACACTAGGATTTTTGTCTGTTGTCGTATTTAACTCCTGCATACTTTATTCCTCCTTAGTATGTTTGCAAAATATCGTTAGGATCATCAACTGTTGCAATGATTTCATCATCATTCAGTATTCTGACTTCTCCTCCGTCTATTTTGAATCTTGCCCCTGCGTATCTTCCAAATATTACCCAATCACCATTCTTGCACCATGGCCCATTAGGAAATTTTTCTTTGTCTTTGTAGCAAAGGTCACCTTGTTTCAACACGTAAGCACATACAGTAGTCATCTGCATAGTCTCAAGGGTTGTATCAGATAAAAGAATTCCACCCTTAGTTTTTCTAGCTCCAGCATGTGGTAATACCAACATTCTGTAACCTGTGGGTTCTGGTAATTTATCTAATAAAGATTTGTCTGATTGAACTTTATCGGCTGTAAGCCTTTTGTCTTCTTTTTCTTGTTCTTTCTTATCTTCTTTTTTGTATACATCTAAAAGACCTTCTTTAATTTTAGGTACTTCCAGATTTGCGGTCTGTGTCGTCATCGAATAACTCCTGTTTGTTCTGCAGGTCCGTCAAGTCCTGTAGCAAGGTTTCTAGGCCTTGTAATTTACCTTTAATATACCAAAATTGATTAAGATTGTCTACACTGTACGCAAGACTGTCTTTAAGGTTTGCAACCTCTTTGTTTATCTTGATCTTAATGTATTTGTAACTATCGTAATCAATCACAAATGATATATATCATTTACTTACGTTTAATCAAGTCAGTAGCTTTAAGACCATACACGCTCGCTATGACACCCACGAAAATTGTCTGATACCAAAAAGGAAGTTGTGAAAAGTATTCGAAGAAAAGCTGCATCTTCTGCATTGCAGTTGGATCATCCGAAAATACTGCCCAACTTAACATTACTATTGGAGCTGAGAGCAATAATAAAATAAATTCGTCTTTCCAGTCCGATTGTCTAGCTTCTAATAGCTTGCCCTCGTACGCTATCTCTCCCGCTCGCATTTTCTCTGCGTGCTTTAGTTGTGCGTCTGACATTGCTTGTTTCGTCTTCTGACGATTGGCATATAGGTGGGCTCCAGTTTTTAGGCCCATCCCCAATAGATTTAACCACGGCATAATATTGTTCTCTTCTCCTTATTCCTAAATATGGTAGCATCTCTTCCATAAAGTGTAAAGCACGGTGCCCTTTGATAGTAAATCTATATACATCTTTATGGTAGTCTTTTTCTTTCTTAGTTCTTTTGTATATAGTTGAGTCTATTTCTAGATATTGTTTAAATTTTTCAACAATATCTTCATCTGTCATTTGAACCTCCATAACTGCAGATGGAGTCCAACCATTCTTTTTTTTATTAATACCAAACCAACCTTCACCTTCGAAGATTCCAGCTAATAATATTAATTGTTCTTTTTTATTTAATTCCTGAAAATTTAAAACCCTTAATCTGGATTCCATGTGAGTTAGGTCCTTTTTTTGGAGGTGGCCCTGAAGATACTCCTCCAGATAATCCACCTAGGTTCTTTTTGTCTACCTTTGGTATTCCACTAAAGTCAGTTTTATATTTATCTCTTATTGAAGCTTTTGCATAACTAGCTGCTGAACTTGCAGACATATGTATTTTTGCTGAATCATACTCTTCTTGAACTAATTTTTGTATTTTTTTAGAAGCATTTGGAAAAAGTTTTTTACCTATATCCAATGCAAGTTTAAACTTACTCATTATTGTTTTCTTTGTTGTTGTAATGCTGCTTGAGTTTGAAGTTTCTCTTCATCGAAGTCTAATCTATCTTCAAACTGTTCTTGATTCTGATCTAACTTAGCTTCTTCTCTTTGAGCTTTCATTTGAATATCCATAGCTTTCAAATCTAACTCTCTTTGTTTTAATGCAACTAAAGGATCTTGCTGTTGACCACCTTCTTCTTGAACAAGTTGCTGAGTTAGTACATTTATTCTTTTAGCGATTTGAGATGCTGCCATTTGATTAAAACCTTCTGGATCTTGTTGTTCCATTTGTGCCATCTCTGGATCTTCTCTCATGATTTGCATGATTTGTATTGTTGCCATCTGAGATATGTGTTCTGATATATGACCTTGGAATAAAGCGTAGACTTGAGGATTAATTTGTACCATTCTACTCTTCATAAATGTTTTATGAGCTTCTAAATGTGCTTCATGATCCTGTTCTGGAAAAGCTTTAGGTAATTTCATTTGTAAACCTTCCATATTTTCAATTGCAGGGTCTTTTGGTTCTGGTTCTGGTGGTTTAATTAATAATTCATCGATTTGTTTAGTACCTAACGCAGTATAAATACGTCTATAAGCTTCATATAGGTTGTGAATTTGTGGATTTGTCTGTGCAATTTGTAATTGAGTCTGTGCTAACGTTACTCTTTGCGACATTGAGAAAATATTTGGGTCTGCAACAGGTAAAACATCTATTCTGTCATCAAAATCTGTCTGTTTTATCGTTCTTTCACCACCATAAACATCATAAGGATATTCTGGAGGTAAATATTCTGAAATTACACGTGATAAAATCTTAAATTCTTGCTTCATAGCGTAATATAATCGCTTATGAATAGCTGACATCACTCTTGCACCTCTTTCTAACAGTGCAATTGTAGTTCCAACAGCTCTATTTTGTGCATCTTCACCTGATTGCATGTCTGCAATACCTGCAAAACGTTTTCCTGCTTCAACACAGAAGCCTAAAAGTTGAAATAATGTTGCTGAAGGTTCTTTAAAAGGTAATAATTGAAACTGTTCTCTAATATTTCCACCTGGTGCATCTACATCTCTAAACTCTCCAGGCTGAATTGGCTGATCATCATCTCTAATTCTCATTCCTCTAGTTTTAAATCCAGCAGGTAAGTTAGATAATGTACCTGCATCAAGTAATTGTCTTAGTGCAGAAGTTGCTGCAGTAGATAAACCACCGATCATGTGTATTAAACCAAAACCATAAAATCCTAAACCTGGTAAAAACTTATAGTGTACAAAGTAATTTATCTTCTTTGCAGTTGGATCATCTTCTCTGTAGTTTCTAATAATTCTTAAAATCTCTTGAGATGTTTCATCTATAGTTACAATGTATGGAATTTTAATTCCTTCTTCTGAATCTTCTATATCTAAATCAACATGCATCTCTAAAATGTTTCTAGTATCTTGTTCTTGTTCAGACGGTCTAGATACACCTTCTAGTCTATTGTATTGTTTTTGAATATCTGTTTCTTTAGACTCAGGCTCTGTTAATTCTATATCTCTAAATACTCCTGCAACTTGAGATTTTCTAACTTGATTCTCAGTCATCTTAATGACGTGAGTAATTCTTTCACAATCATTTAAGTTAGTTACATAATATGGAATAACTAAATCTTCTGCGGGTACAAACTTAGAAACTGCTCTACCCATAACTT